AATCAAGCAGCGGCAACGGCAAAAGCCAAACCCGGAGCTAAAAGACCCAAAGCACCAGCACGTCCACCGGGTCGTCGTCCAACTGCACGTCCACGTCCACGTCCGGCACGTCGTCCAATCCGTCGTAGATAAATGCGCCAATGGCTAAGAGCTATAATTGAATATAATGCTATTGCTCGTCTTACAATGATTGCAAGCATAGCAATGTCTTGGCGATGCGCTGAGTGGTTTATGAACCTTGAAGATCCTACCATGCAACAAAGTGCGTTTGTTTCAGTTATCATGGGTGTGATGACTGGTATATTCGGTATCTGGATGGGTCAAGAAAACAGAGCGAAGAAACAATGAACATAATTATATGGGCATTGGTATTGACTGTGTGTACACCCAACGGTCAATGTTTTAATCAAACGGTGCAGTGGTTTGATAAAGAAAATGAGTGCCTTCGTTACAAACAAATATATGAAGACATTCCAAAGGACGGTTCGTGGGCATCTGTCGAATATAAGTGCGGTATTGTAGGAGCTATGCAAATATAATGTCTATGTTCAAGATGGAGAACACTGCTAATCATCCGTGGGAAGGACACAAAACTATGAAGTATAATGCGTCGCACTTCTTGGATAAGCTTATTGAACACGAGGGTATGGTTCTAACTGTGTACCAAGATACGCTTGGCATAGACACTATAGGTATAGGTCGTAACTTAAAAGACAGAGGCATTAGTAAAGAAGAGTTAGATTACATGGACATACCAAATATGGATGTTGTCTATGAACATGGCATAACAGAAGCTGATGCACGATATCTTGCTTTAAATGATATTAAGATTGTAGAAAACGAACTGTGTAAGGTTCATAAGTGTGTAGAAGATTTAGATGCAGTTCGTCAACTTGTACTCATGGACATGGCCTATAATATGGGAGTCCCCCGCCTGTGTAAATTTAAAAAGATGTGGTCTGCAGTGGAAGAGCAAAAGTATGACATTGCAAGTATGGAAATGATGGATTCGCGTTGGGCAAGACAAGTAGGACGACGGGCTGTCATACTTTCAGAGGCTATGAGAACAGGAGAATTTTAAATGTCAGCAACCATGTATAGTTCAGGATTAAGTCAAGTAAGTACGAAGCGAGAAAAGAAACCTGAACCAATAAAGGGTATAGCTAAACCTTTCCCGCCAAGTGCTCCTGCTCGTATGCACAAAAAATATTATGAAAATAATATAGACAATATTAGGGACATATATAAAGAGCAGGGTATGGAATTGCCTAATTACTTTAGTGACAAAAATGCATATGCAGACTATCGCCGATCTCAAAAAATGTATGGCGGCAAAGTTCAACCACGCGGTGCCATGCGCAGCACGGAGACAAGGTGATGCCAATAGAACTAAAACCAAATGGTAAAGATTACCCTGATAAACCTCGTAAAGCTGCTCCTAGTGCAGAAGTGGGGGATGACGGTGCTAATTTTAGAAGCACTATGATTCAAAAAAACAGAATGCAAGATCGAATAGATAGTGCTGTAGGCAAAATTAAAAAATTTGAAAACAAACCGGGATATACTTTAAAAGATGCCGGAGAATCTATTCGTAAAAAAAGAATAGCTAAAAGACGTAATGACCCTGTTTCAACCTAACCAACGAACGAGGACAACGAATGATCGCAGAAACTCTTGCAGGTATCGCGCTTGTAAAGAGCGCAGTCGATGGCATTAAATCTGCAATTGGTACAGCGAAAGACGTTGGGGAGATTGCGGGGCACATTGACAATCTCTTAACAGGTGAAAAACAAGTACAACAACAAAGAGCACGTAAGTCTGGTGTTGGTCTTGGAGATCAATTTGGCATCAAGTCTGTTGCACAGGAAGTCATAGATGCACGACTTGCACAAGAACAAGTTCAACAGATGCGAACCATGATCGATATGAGATTTGGTCCCGGCACGTGGCAAAGCATAGTAGATGAACGGGCACGACGCATACAACAGGCCAAAGAGGCTGAACGAGCAGCAAGGATTAAAGCAAGACGTGAACAAGAAGAGTTTATGGAAAGCCTGAAACAATCAGCTTTAATTAGTTTGGTTATAGCCATAGCAGGGGGTTTGTTTTTTGCACTACTTGTGTTTCTCCCAAAATAACTTGACTAAATAAAGTTTTTAGATTATAATAATTTCAGAGGGAGAAACTATGAAACAACTTGCAAAGGACGCTCTAAGGTACAGATTTGAAGGGCAAAAGAAAAGTGCTGAGTACATTGTCAAAAATTATCTTAACAACCCGGCAGCGATTGGGGAACATCCCGATTTGCTTGCGGAAATTGAAACGGCTCTTAAAGATTGGGATGAAGCGAATGGTAAATTGGAAGCGTTGGAAAGCTTTGAAGATGAAAGATATCAAGCGTTGTTTGATTAAGTATGTTGGCTGGGGTTTGTTGTATTGCGGCAAGCCCTTTAGTGCGATTGGAAATTGGTTTTGGAAAAAGCACAGAGCGGTATTAGATCGAAACGAATAATACGACATCAACCAAAAAATACGATGTATAAAAAAGACGACTTGGTTAAGGTTGCAAACTTACCCGGTGGTATGAAACGATACAAATTAAAGGCATTAAAGTAAATGGCTAGTACATATCTGCAACTTACAAATGAAGTCCTTCGTGACATGAACGAAGTTGAACTGACTACTGCTACGTTTACTGCGTCACGTGGCGTTCAAACTACTGTGAAAGACTACATCAACCGTGCAATAGCAGATATCATAAATTCTGATTTGAACTGGCCTTTTACTCACGAGAAAGGTTCTGTGGATGTAATCGCAGGTAAGGCTCTATACAGTCACGCTTCTATTGCATCAACACTCAAGTATATAGATTATGATAATATGTTCTTGCAACCAAAGAACTATATTACCAATGGCACGTATGAAGTGAACGGATCTTCAAGCATAGCAGGATGGACAACAGTTAGTGGATCACCCGCTGCAAGCACAAAGTTTGGGAATACGCTTTTACTTTCAAGTGCCGAAGCAACACAACAAGTAGATGATTTGATAGTCGGTCGATCCTATGTTATTGTTACTCAAACGAGTGGTGCAACACTTACCCTAGAAGTTGGCACGAGTTCTGGTGCAGCACAAACAACATCCAAAACACTTACAATAGCAAGTGGCAACGAAGTTCTGCTTACGGAAACAACGTTTACTGCAACAGCCACAACACATTTCGTTAGCTTTACAGAATCTGCAGGAAGCTCTGCATTTGTAAAGCTTGTTACTCTTAGCGAAAACTTGAATCCCATACCTTTAAAATATCTTTCATTTGAAGAATACACAGAGCGATTTAGAGAAAGAGATTCCAAAGCTGACATAGATAAGTTTGGTGACCCTCAGTATGTGTATACGACATACAATGATGAGATAGGTCTAACTCCGATACCTGATACAAGCAATCTAACTCTTGAGTTTGACTATTATGTAACAAACACTGCTTTGTCTGCAGCAACAGACACAAGCATCATACCCACACGGTTTGAACCCGTGATAGTATCACGAGCAAAGTATTACACTTACATGTTCCGCTCTGATACACAGACAGCACAGTTTGCTTTGAAGGAATACGAAGACAGCTTGAAACGTATGCGTGTCGAGTTACTTAACAGAAAAGATTACATGAGAGCAGTCTAATATGCCTGATTTAGAACTTCAGGGTGTTTCCCCTCTATCATTCAACTGCGAGGGTGGACTTGTACTAAACAGATCCACCTTTATCATGCAGCCCGGACAAGCCCTTGAGTTGGAAAACTTTGAACCAGACGTTGGTGGAGGATACAAACGTTTGTTAGGGTTTAGACCCCTTGTAAATCAAATTGTACCAGAAACAAACGTTTCATCAGAGGCTGTGCTATTATCAACCAAGTTTAGTAATTTTGTGTTGGCGGCTAGAGGTGAGAAGATATTTAGCTCTGGTTCGACAGAACTGTCAATAAAAATAGTTTCTACTACAGCCATGACAGGGGCAGGAACTATTACGGTAAACAGCACGGCAGGGTTTAGTGCCAGTGGCACAATCCAAATAAATTCAGAAATATTCACATACACTGGTAAATCTGCAGGTGCATTCACAGGCGTAACAAGAGCGACGGGTGGTACAACAGCAGCCGATCATGCAGTTACAGATGTGGTTTCTGAAACGTGGACAGTTAGAGATACAGGAAGAACCAACGCCGCACGATATAATTTTGAAAAATACAATTTTGATGGCAGCGATAAGATAATTGTAGTTGACCAAACAAACGCTCCTACAATATTTAACGCATCATTAACAGCAAGCGATGTAAGCGACAGCTCTGTATCCGGAGCAAAGCACGTGGTTGCTTTCAAGAATCACATGTTCTATTCAGGCATGTCGTCCACGCCACAAGAAGTGGTATTCAGTGAACCGTTTAATGAAGATGGTTTTAACTCTGGTAGCGGTGCAGGAAGCATCAAGGTTGACGATACGGTCGTTGGATTAAAAGTTTTCCGTGATAATTTGTTTATCTTTTGTGAAAACAGAATATTTAAAATGGGTGGCAGTTCAGTATCAGACTTTGCCATTGTGCCCGTCACAAGAAACATTGGTTGTATAAACGGGTTTAGTATTCTTGAATTTGCGGGTGACTTGGTTTTCTTGGGTCCAGACGGACTGCGCACAGTTGCTGGTACTGCTCGTATCGGTGACGTTGAGTTGGGTACAATAAGCACCAACGTGCAGCAGTTGTTCAGAGAGAATCTAGATGATGCAGATGCGTTTGTTTCTTTAGTTATACCAGATAAAACACAGTACAGAATATTCTTTTCAAAATCAACAGGCACAGATAGCGCGACTATAGGTGTGATTGCAGTTATGAAAGGTCAGGCGTTTGAGTTTTCTACAATGAAAGGCATACGCCCCGCCTCTGCAGACACTGTTATTGAAGACGGTGATGTTATTGTTTTGCATGGCGGTTTTGACGGGTTTGTTTACAGGCAGGAGAAAGGTAACACGTTTGACGGCACACTTATAAATGCGAAGTATAGAAGCCCAGATTTAAGTATGGGTGATCCGGGTGTTCGTAAACATATGCAGCGTGTCAATGTAAACTATGCACCAGAATCCACCATTGATGCTGACTTATTTGTTCGATACGATTATGAATCAAACACATCAACAAGACCTGCTGCATACCCCTTAGATAGTACAAATGTTGCAGGTATCTATGGCACATCGATATACGGTAGTGCTGTGTATGGTGGACCTTCACAACCGATTGTTAGAAAAGCAGTGGAAGGTTCAGGGTTTGCAGTTGCTTTACGAGTAGAAGACGGGGCAACCGCCACAGCCCCTTATACTCTAAAAGGGTTTCAATTAGAATTTCAAGTGGGAGCGAGAAGGTAAATGGGCGCAAATTATACACGGCAGTCCACATATACTGACGGTGATACGATCAGTGCTGCCGATACCAACGATGAATTTGACCAACTGCTTGCGGCGTTTGCAGCAAACACAGGACATACCCACGATGGTACGACAGGTGAAGGTGGACCAATCACATCTCTGTTTACAAATGCAGTAACATTTGGAACCGGAGCAGACACTGATATATCTGTAACGTTCGATGCAAATAGCAACGATGGCGTTATCACGTGGATGGAAGATGAAGATTACTTCCAGTTCTCAGATGAAATATTGATGACCACGACAGAAAAGATTTTGTTTCGTGATACGGCACTGTCCATAAGTTCGTCCACTGACGGACAGCTTGATATTGATGCTGATACAGAAGTTGAGATTACTGCGCCTCTTGTTGAGATGTCTGCAGATGCAACAGTGGGGGATGACTTTACATTGAAGTCTGACGCCGCTGTTCTTGGTTTTGGGGCAGATACAGACGTAACTTTGACGCACGTTGCTGACACAGCCCTGTTATTGAATAGTTCCCGGCAACTACAGTTTGGTGACAGTGGTACGTATATCCATCAATCAGCCGATGGGGTGCTTGATCTTGTGTCCGATACAGAGATAGAAATTAATGCTACCACAATAGACATCAACGGTAACGCAGAAATTTCAGGCACGTCTGCGCTCACAGGTAATGTGACTCTTGGTGGTCAACTACGTATGCCGGACAATACTGTAAACAAAATACTTGTAGCAGATGGCACTAGTTTTGAAGAAAAAGCTGTTGGTGATTTATCTGCACTTAGCAGCGTTGCCTCTGGTGACTTACTTCTTATCGTTGACGTTGATGATAGTAACAATTTGAAAAAGATAACCAGATCTGACTTAGTTACAGGTCTTGCTTCTGGAACTATGACTGATGTTGTGGATGATACTAGCCCACAACTTGGCGGTGACTTGGATGTAAATAATAGAGATATCATTACTGCATCTTCATCAAATGCAGATATTGAACTTGCACCAGACGGCACAGGTCATGTTACTATTAAGGGTAACACTAATCAAGGTACGCTTCAACTTAACTGCGAAAATAATTCTCACGGGCAGCAGATTAAAGCAGCACCACACTCAGAGGGTGCTACTAATGTTCTAACTCTCCCTAGTACTGGTGGTGATGCTAGATTAGTATCAACATCCTCAACCGCTACACTTACAAACAAAACCATTGATGCCAGTCAACTTTCGGGCACAGTTGCAAATGCACGTCTTGATGCACAACTGCAAGATGTAGCTGGTCTTGCCGTTACAGATTGTGGTTTTATTGTT